GAGAGCTCGTAACTTCATTTCGTTCTCGAAAGCTTGCTGAGCAGCAGCAGCTGAATCTTGTCCCTTACTATCGTTGTACTGACGTTCAGCCATTGCTTGTTTCCAAGCGTTTTCACTAGCTGATTGCTGTTGAGCAGCAGCTTGCATAGCTAGTTGTGCTTGTGCTTGCTGAGCCTGACGAACTGCATTGGCTTCATCTAGGTTGTAGCCAGCAGCCTGTAGTTGTTGACCAAAAGCAGTATCAGCAAAGTTAGCAGCAGCGTCAGCAGTGTAAGAACCTCGTTCACCTAGCAAAGCTAGGAGCTTACTCTGTAGATCGCCTTCCTGAGTTAATGTGTTATTCTTGTTACCAGCTAGCTGTCCCAGCAGTTCAGTCTCAAAGGCACTTAACCTGTTCGACTTATCTCGTTGAGCGCCAGCTTCACCAGCTCGAAGAATCGCATCCTGCTGAGCAGCCCAGTTCTTCAGATTACCTGTAGTAGTTGCGTCTGAGTTTGCGTTGTTAGCAATCTGACGTGCAGCTAAAGCTACGATAGGATTAGCAGCCTGAGCTACCATATCAGGACTGTAGTTAGGATTGTTACCTGCTAGCTGGCGTAGAACTTCTACACCTTGGTCCGCAGCAGCTTGTCCTACAGCACTAGCGTCTCGGTAGCCTTGACCGATTTGGTTAACCTGAGTACCTAGATCAGCAGCAGTTAGCTGACGGTTAGTAGCTAGGTTACCGAAGAGTTGCCCGAAGGTATCTCCAATAGCTGTCCTACCTGAAGCACCGTACTGATTGATTGCTGCTTCGTTAGCTTTTGAACTGATACCTAGCTGAGCGATTGCTCGCTTAACTGCATCTTGCTGAGCGTTGTACTTAAGGTCAGCTGAATTCTGTGCTCTGGCTACAGGATCACCGGTTGTTACTGAAATAGGCATAATGATTCCTTAGAGCGGCATTCCGGCAGTAACCCCTGCAAAGGGACTTCCACCACCTGCGTTAGCAATGATTTGAGCGATTTGAGTCCTAGTTAGACCAGTCGTTCCAGAGTTACTGAGTGCGCTAATTACTGCGTTAAGTTTACCGCCACCCAGGTTAGGATCAATATTTGTCTTGACCCATTTCTCTACAGCCGAGCGAGGTACGTTACTAGTTGCAGAATTGAACGGTAGAGTTACACGAGCCTCTTCCTGTTGTACAGGAGCAGCAGGAGCACTGTAACCACCACCACCGCCGTAATCGTAACCGCCTACACCGAAGCTAGGTGCGCTGTAGCTGTATGAAGCGGCCGCTGCTGCTTGTGCAGCCTGTTCAGCAGCCGCCTGAGCCGCTTGTTGGGCTTGTACGAGCTGCTGAATCTCTTGGCGTCGCATCTCTGCCTCTTGCTGCTGACGTACAGCCTCGGCTTGTGCCTGAGCCTCTGCTAGGCGTCTGGCCTCTTCCTTGGCTTGCTGCTGACTAGCAAGAGATTCACGAGTACGTGAAGCGTTGTTCAATACCGAAGCGTAGCTGTTCTCTACACCCGCTACATCTTGTGCTTTAGCGTAGCCTAGTTTATCTAGGTACTTCTGGTAGTTAGTACTAAGATCAGCGTTGGCTACAAGAGTTGGTGTGGAGCCTAAAAGTCCTCGACCAGCTAAACTAGCAGCTAGAGCAAGAGTAGACTTATGTTGAGTGTCTCCAGCTTCTTGTGTAGCTCGTAAGTAAGTGTCTGCAATAGACTGTAGTGAGTTGTTTCTCTTAAGACCTGCATCTGATTCCTGCTGTTGCAAGCCCCTGTTTGCTGCATCAAACTCACCAGTCCACTGGAAGTTTGCAGGGAGGTTAGCTGCGCTTACTTGAGCAACTTGCGGTGCGTTAGCGCTGGCTTGTACTTGTGAGTAAGGCAGTGCAGTGTAGGGATTGGTGTTCGGTACTCCATCGTACGTATCACTAGTAACCGGTTGACCGTTAGGATCTAGAACCTTACCAGCTAGAGTTTGTAGACTGAGCTTTCCTTTATTGGGGTCACTGGCCATCAGACCAAAGATATTACTGGCCACCTGATAGCACCTTCCTCGCTACATCTTGTAGTGACATCTTTTGATAATGAGGTAACATGCTAGCTTGTTTCATGCTACTGGTAAGCACCGGTTGCATAGAGTTAGCTGTAGGTTTACCTGCGTAAGGAGAATTACTTGTTCCTTGATAGATGTTGGCTCCACGGGCCATCATCCCCTGCATAGACCGTGGATCTCTTTGACCTAGTAAATCCATTAGCCACCCGTTCTAACTACTCTGAAGTATGTCGCACTAGCGCCACCAACTACAGCCAAGTTAGCTCCTACATCATGGAAGCCGTAAGCAATCAATGTGTCGGCGGCTGCTAGCTTGATTGGATAAGTAGCTGAGCTTCTAGGATTAACTACTGCATTCGGTGCCGCAGCGTTACCTACAGCGTACACACCGTTATGATTAATAAACACTTCTCGTGTACTGCCTGCTGCTGAAAGACCCCAAGTTATATTGGCACTAATGATGTAGTAACCAGCTTTCACTACAGTGAACGTACCACCAGAGTACGTCATTAAGGCCGTGTCTAACCCAGTAGTGTTGAAGGGGACTACAGTGAGCGTACCAGTAGTCATAGCAGCTAGTCCAGGGCTGTCTACACTAAACGACCTATTACCCATGAAACTCTCTTCTGCCCACGACGTACCGTTCCAACGGTATGTTGTTTGCGTTGTAGAGTTGTAATAGGTTTGACCGATGTAGGGACTAGCTGGAGCTGAGGTACTAATAGTTTCCTTAGCTACAGTGTTTAGTGCTTGCTTTAACCGTTGGAAGTTCTGGTTGACGTAGCTAAGGAAACCACTGTCGTAACGAGGGATATTGTCTGGTGTAAAACTAACCGGCACGTCCCTCCCTCTCTTTGATGTCGATTACGAAGTTGATCGAGTTTAGCTCGATGTCACCAGCAGGAACAAACTGCGCAGAACAAGCCAAAATCCTACAGCGTTTGGGACCAGTAAAGCGATACAAACGACGAGCAGAGTTATTTGTTTGAGCTTGGAAACTACCACCTGCCGTCACGTTCCCATCTACAAACATTGTACAGGTTACCGATTGAGTGATACCTGTCTGAGAACTCATATCGAAATTCACTTCTGGAATGTACTTGATTACGTCTGGCTTATCGAAGTCAAAGTACTTGGTAAGAAAGCTACAGGTGTAGTCTACAGTGCCATCGTAATCTTTGTATGTGTTTGAATTAATGAATCGAGCTAGTACTCCTCCCGTTTCATTGTACATTCCTACGAAGTAAGGAGGAGTACCGTCAGGAACTCCAATAATTCTGCTTAACGGATTCTCAGTGTTCCACTGAGTCCAGGAACCATTATCAATGTTGTATACATCAAGCTCACCACCAGTGTGGTTGTTATTCATGATGTAGAGATTTTGATACCATACGGCTGAACGGGCGTTGGTGCTTACATACGTAGTTGCATCTAGATTCTCAAACCGACTAGAAATCGGATCAGAGATTCGCTCGAACGTAGTACCGTCAGTACGGTAGACACCTTGTGCTGACAGGAAGTAAAGAAGACCGCCAATCACTACAGGAGTATCTCGGCCGATACACCCTACACTGGGATGGATTTGTCGTACGGTCCAAGAAGTCGATACTGAGTTGTTAGTGTAAACAACCCAAGTACTGAACGACTTGAACACGTACAACGTGTCGTTCATTACTGCTACAGCCGTGATCCAGTCAGCGTCTGAAGTCTCAATACTGAGTACGCCAGCGTCGTTAGCAGTGTTCCAACCAGCCGCTACGTTAGGAGCGAAGCTGTCCATTACTGCTGAGAATCGTAGCTGAGATTTAGCAGCACCTGCTGCCTTGTTACTACAGATAAACATTCTACCCTGGAAGACAGTCCCTACATTAGCGAAGTAGGGCTGTAGAGTAGCGACAATAGCTGCTCCGTCCCAAGTACGAATAGCTGTAGTATCCTCTCGAAAGAGGAAAGCTAGATCGTTCCACTGTAGTTGTAGGTGAGTAGGAAAAGCACTGATTAATGATCCTGCTGCACCAATCTTACTCATCTCGTAAGTAGCTGCTGTAGTACTAGCTAGCCACCTGTCGATAGCTGTAGAAGTCCTCCAACGCCCCACAAGAGAAGCGTTATTAATTCCGTAGTTACCCCATTGCTGGATGCCTTCACGAGCACGTAGAGTCTTACCTAGCGTGTTCCACATATTGTAGACGTGCTGAAAACCGTTGTCGGGAATTTGTCCCGACATATCAGTATTAGCACCACCGAATTCTTTGATCTGTACTGAACTACCACGCACCGAAGTAATCCCTGTCTAGGAGATAGAAGTCTGTGTTAGTAGGTTGAATCGACTCACCGGAACGTGGCTTGTTATGATTGATAACCAGTTCCTGCACACCTTCATTGAACAGTGCTTTTGCTCGATCGGCTGAATCAAAATCTCCGTCCCTCATGTAAAACTCACTGAGAGCGAAACGAACGATGATATCATCTACAGTTTGTGGAATAGTCACAGGTAACTTGTTACCTGCTACAGAAGGGAAGTTAGCTTCTACACTGGCTTCGTAAAGTACTAGTAGAGTAACTGAAGTGCTTACTAGCTGAGGGTACAAGAAAATCTTAGTACCCTCTTGTACGTAACCGCTCACTGAACTAACTGACGTTGTAGTGTCTAACCACTGATCATTCAAAGACTTCATTGGCATAGGAAGCAACGTCTCGTACGTTCCGTTCCTTGAAATAGCCACACGAATAAGCTGGCCAATGTTAGGATCAGTTAGCGTTAAAGCACCTACAGCATCAGTAGTTGCAGTGACGGTTTGTGAAGTAGTGTTCAGCCAAGGACACTTAGCCAAACACCGAAGGTAACCATCCTTCAGGAACAGGTCGATTTCTGTATCAGTGATGGTTACCTTATCGGGATCGCCGTAACGAATCGCTACAGCGCTCCGTAGCTCAGTAAGTGTCTTGTCTGCCATTACCCCTTCTTAGTTTCCTTCAGGTGCATCAAGTAAGCGGTCACACCAGTTAAAACTGAGGTAGCTACAGGCCACCATACTTGGGTACCGAACTCAGTCTTGAACGTATCAGTCAAGATACCTACAAACGCAATACCGGTCGTCAGTGCTAGTGCGTAGACAGCTTGGCGTAGAGTCCTGTAGACTCGATCCCAACGTTCTTTGCTGATACCAAACTTTTCCATTATTGGTTGCCTTTATTCAGTTTAGCTTCTAGCGATACGACGTCGATAGAATTAGTTTTAAGCATGTAGATTGCTTCTTGTAGAAGACCCTTGACTTCGATAAGTTGCGACTTAGTAGAAAGCAGGTCTTCGTGAAGCTGTCTACTTCGTGTCTCAGACGCAACTAGATCTTGATGTAGCTGAACGGCATCTTTCTTGGCAGAGACCATTTCCTCTTGTAGGGTTTCTACAATAGATTCTAGTCTCTTCCATGAGGCGCCGTCTTTATCTACACGAGTGGGACGTTTCGAGATCCAACCTGCACCGAAAGCAGCTGCTGCCGGTCCAAGGATCTTAAGTAATTCCATCCAAGAAGTCATTACTTTCCCTTGTTCTTTTTCGCCTGCCTTGCTGCTTTTGCAGTGGCCATCTCCGTTTTTAGAGCATTCTTAAGTGTCGCTAGAGAAGCTTCGTCGGCCTGAGTTAGATTCTTTTTTGCTTTCTTAGCTAGTCTTAGAGCTTCAGTTAAATCAGCTAAATCGTCAGCCGACGCTTGGTCAGGTTGATCTACAAGATAGCCAGTACAGTCGTGCCACTGGCTTGGTGTAGTATCTGAATCATCTACAGGTTGAGGTAGTGAAGAAACCCCTACACCTACACTCACTGCTGTTTTCAGAGTCTCTACACTAGGAATTCTGGCTTTGGGCATCAATAGCTCCTTGATACAAGTTTAAAAGTCCTTCACGAGTAATCGTAGCCGGGTCCTCCGGTACCAAAGAAGGCGTATCACCAATTGCCTTCAAGAGTTTAGCTATAACTGGACTAAAATCTCCGTCCCACAGTACGTGTGTAGCTGAACTAAAATTCGTTGTTTCTACACCATTCACGTCTACATAAACAGGGTAATTAGGAAACCCGTTCACATCGTCAAAGGGAGCTAACCAACAACTTACAGGCACTCGTTGGATAGCGTCCACTGAGTCAATAAATGTTTTCACTAGAGTCACAGTCCACCTCCGTAGTAGGCGACCAACTGGGCGATTTCGCCGGTCGAGAGTTCCCGGTTGAATGTGAGAAGAGCCTCGAACTCCATATCAGTAAAGATCACGGGCGTGACACCGTTCCCACCGCCGACCATCAAACCGTTCGCTGGGTCTCGCGTTGCTGACCCAGCTAGAGCACCGCTTGATGAAGCCGCGCCTGCATTTACGCTAATGCTCGTGACCCGGCTGGCCGCTGCGTTTGTGACCGCCGTGATGTTCCTAACCCCATAAGGTGCAGCTGCTGTTGCGGAGACAGTGGTGGACCCGTCACCGATCAAGACAAAAATGTTCGTGCCGCTGTTTTCAAGGCGCATTCCTGGGCCCGCAGCGAAGTTAGAAAAGTCGGCCATGATCCAACTTGTTGGAGTGGCCCAGCGTCGATGCACCAACACGTAGGTAAATGCGCTGTTGATTCCTTTGATTGCGACTGCAGCATTCGGGGCGGTCAGGTAGTCATCCGTCCCCAGCAGGAACAACGACCGGGCCGAGTTGGCGGCCGGGGATTGCACTACCGCTTTTCGACCAGAGGTAGGTCGATTCACAGTCCACACATTACCAAGCGAGTCGGTGTAGCCCGACTGTCTACACAGCGCAGCGTCGAACGTTGCGACCGCAGTGCCGTTGATTCCGTCGAGATACGCGGCTGCTACAACACCACACTGATTAACTGCTACGGCACCAGAGGACCCGATGCGGAGCGAGTCGGTGCTCACGCCTGATATGGTAGTAGTTCCTACAGTTGTTACTGTATCTAACAGCGTCCACCCAGAGTTATCTGATATCTCAGCAAGAGACGTGGCGGCCTTTTGATAGAATCGCACCACGTTGTTTCCGGCACCGTCGTCAACATCAAGCGTCACTCGTACGGCACCTACAGTTCCGTCAGTAAGACTGCTTCCAACAGTCGACACTTTCGAGACGACAGCAGTACCATCCGTCGACCAAATTAAGCCGAGTTTACCGGTACTAGTTAAGTAGAACGTAAATCTACGTCCATCAGCACCACCAGAATCTTGGGCCATGAGTGGCGAATTAGCGGCTGGAGTCCAATCTGGAACAGTGCCACACCAACGGATGTCTTGATCACCAGTAAACGCAAAGGCGGTGCTGTCTGGCGCAGTGATCGAACCGGCAGAAGGGATCGTGACCGTCGGCACCGTATAAGGTAACCAAAGAGGCGAGTTAGAGCCAGCACCTACGGTAACCGCTGCACGAGCATTATAAGAACTATCAGTAATACCTGTGCTTGAACCTCCTACATGGGCATCATAATATGCGTATGGGCCTAGATGCAATGGATTAAAACGATAACCATCATCTGAAGGTGACCGAGTCCAAGGATTGTTCCATGATCTGTATGACATTTAGATCCGCCCAGCAGCAGTTACTAGATTTACTTGGGGAGAACCCGCAGTAGAAATCATATAGTACGTAGCTAAGTAAGGAAGTAGAGTGGACTCTCCAGGACCAATGTATTCACATTCATCTCCTCCTACACTTGCACTGGTAGCAGTACCGCTGATAGATACCCAGATACCGTAAGAAGTATCTAAGTTACGGGCCTTCAACCAGTCTTTGTCCGTTGGTGCAGTAACCGCAGTGCTTGTACTTGCTACAGTAGCTGTTAGTGCTCGTTTAGCCATTTTAGATTACCTCAATTTTCTTGGGTCCTGCGAACCCGTCTTCACGCACTACACGCTTCTCACCGTGTTCGTTCGTATAGTTGAATTCGAGCTTGCCGTGGTTAAAATGATTCATGATTGAAGCGGCGATGTCAGCACCCTGAGCGTTATCTTCCTCAGTCTTTGCCTTCTCAGCAGCTTTAACCTTTGCGTTCTCTTTATCAACCAGCGCCTCAATATCTACACGCTGGGAATTACTCATATGAAGCTTATCTAGTACGGTCGAGTCGAGTGACCATAGGGCCATAACTTGAACAGGCCCGTTGATTGTATGCTCCACAATTCGGTAGGGTGGGTCCGACAATCCAGCCCGATCAGGATCAAGGAACTGGACAGTGAGATTGGGCCAAAGCCGCTTGATTTCGGAGACAATTCCAAAGAGATCATCGTCTACTTCTGCCAGTTCTCCATTATGAATTACCTTAACCATTGTTGCTCCTAAAGCAGTTAGAGGGTAGGGACCACTGTTGTGGTCCCTACCCTTTTCAGTTAGTTATCAGGCGAAAACGCGGGTTAGCAGTACACCGTACATACGTACGTCGTTGGCTACAGTGTCGCCCGCATGGTCAGCGTCACGGTTAACCTTGATGTACGTAAGGTTACCAGGAGTTACAAGACCAGCAGTAACTACAGTCGTAGCTACGATCTGGAAAGCAGTGGTAGGTGCAGCAGCCGAAGTAGCTGAAGCAGTCGTACCAGCACCGGGAGCAGCACCTAGTGCAGTTGAAGCGTACTGAATATCCCAACGAACAGTACCAGCACCCGTACTTGAGTTGCCCCAATAAATATCTGCGTTGAAAGCAGTCCAAGAGTCTGGAAGCATGATACCAGTGATGACGTTCTCATCAGTCGTAGTATCCATATCCCAGCCAGGGATAAGTGAAGTAGCTGCAGTAAGTGCAGCTGAACCGGTTAGTGAAGTGAACCGACCAGCGTTAAGCCAGATTTCCCGAACATCAACTTCACGAGAGGCACCGCTACCGTCTAGTACTGAAAATACACCATCTACAAGAGCGGTGGGTGGATTCTGAATAGTTCCCATTTAATTTTCCTTTAACTTAGTTATGAACAGAAAGAGCCCTAGTCCCCTTTCGGAAACTAGGGCTCCTCCCCATTTATTTTGTTAGTACACCCTACATAGTAGGAGATAAGACTATTTAAGACTAACACCTTTTCTAAAGGCTTGTACTCCCATTACCTGGCATTTCTTACATGCTATACCAGTTTTTGTTCGTCTAGTATTTTCTTCGGTAATTAGATGGCCTCTTTTACAAGACCAAGTTCCCTCTGAATTTACTGTCCAACCTTTAGAATACCTGTTGTTTACTTCTGAAGTAACGTCTTCCAAATGACTTGGATTGATGCAGTGTCTGACTCGACATTTATGGTTGATTTGTTCCTTCACCTTTAAGTTAAGAAACACTTCGTATGCAACTATATGAGCCTTTTGCTGCTTGCCTTTAAATTGGCAATATCCATAGCCCTTAGGGTTTCGTTTGCCTTTCCATTCCCAACAATCTGTTTCAGTGTTAATCTTAATTTGATTAACCAACCAGTCACGCATATGCAGTAAGTACATGTACGGAGTGTAGCACTCAGTACGCTTACTGTCAAGCCGCTGAATTTACTAATTACTCAGCCTTCAGTGATTCCGGTCAATTTACCTTGTGAGTTCCTTTGATAGGTCATCATTTCCCAGAACTTGCGGAGGACAACATCAAACATATCGTAACCAGGAACCCACTTGAAGATATCGCCATCCATGTCGACGAACTTCCACTCACCAGTCTGACGAATGCTGATGTTCTTCTCAGAAACAAAGAACATCGTAGACTTGGGAGCGTCAGGATCAGCAACTACAGGGATATCATCGCCGTTGTTAAAGGCTAGAGCCTTGTAACCACCAGCGAACTCTACAGTGTTGTGGAACTGACGACCAGATTTCAGGAGGTTGAAGTAAGCACGCCGTACACCAAGTGAGGTGAAGATAGCGGTTACGTTACCACCGTTGATTCGGATATCGTCACAAAGGGTACCCATGGCAGCTTCAGTAAGCGCACCACCCATTGCAGTTTGAACACCCTTCCAGATTGGATAGGAAGTGGGATCAACCTGGTGAAGAGTACCAGTGTTGGCGCTGATCTTGCTGATACCCGTAGGTTCACGCTGAGTACCAGAAGTAGCGTTACCGGCCCGGTAAACACCGTGTGAAGTAGTGGTGGTTACAGGGGCACCGTCAAAAGTAATTACGGTGCTAGAAGTACCCTTAACTACTAAAGTTACGGTACGACCAGTTGCTAGAGCTACATAAGTAGTGGTATTGAGAATATCAATTTCCATACCTACAGTAACCCAGTAACCGTCACCAACTTCAATAGTGTTGGCGGCAGCAGCACCGTTGGTGCAAGTAGCTAGAAGACCAGTACCGTCACCATACATGATGCGGCTAGAGTCCTTAACAGCAGCGTTCTTAAGGTTCTCCATGTCTCGCTTGGTCATATCAGCGAAAGCTTGTGCGTTGGTCTTAGCAAGTTCCATGGTGTGACCAGTGGTACGGACACGACCGTAGCCAGCGAACACAGGAACTCGGACCGCTACATAGGGAGTTGCGTTGGGGTTACCAAGCGCCTCAGCCTCAGCTCGGTAGCTGATACCAGGGTTACGAGCAATTTCAATTGGGAAGTCTAGGTACTTACCACCGATTGCATCGGAGATACCGTCTGAGGTCTTTTCGATACGCTTACCGAAAATCATCTCGTTCTGGTACTGCCGCTGAATGCGGGGTTCGTAAACTTCTTTTAGGGCGGCACTTACCTGAGTAAGAGTCGTGTTAGCCATGACTTATCCTTGTTGGAGTAGATGGGCCAAGTAATCCTTGGCCTCTTGGTCGCTTAGTTCTGTAACGTCTTTCTTCTTCGCTACAGGAGGGGCGCCCGAACTTCCCAACAGTGTAGGAGCTTGCTGTCTCGCATTCTGGTTGACTGAAGTTTGCATCAAGCTCTGCACTTGCTGTACAGCAGCTTCGATGGTGGGCATTCCGGCAGCAACTAAACGAATCACAACATCACGAAACTCTGGAGTACTTCCTTGTGGGAGACTTGCTTCGAGAGCCTTGTTAAACTCTTCGATTTGCCGAGCTTCTTGCTGTGCAGCCGTTTCTTGCTGACGGGTAGTAACTAGATACTCTACAGCCTTTTCAAGCTTAGTGAGTTTCTCGTCACTAGGATTAACTTCAGCAGGGGTTTGCTGTGCCTCAGCTACTGCCTGCTGTGCCTGGACTAGAGTGTAGCCTTGCGTCTGCAAGTACTCTACAATCTTCTCCGGGGCTGTGACAAACGTATTGTAGAGGGAGCGGTAATTTCCTAGATCTTCTGGGGTACCCAAAGATTCATAAGATTTCCACCGTTCTGCTTGTTTAGCGTAACCAGCGTCCCAGCGACGTACGTGACGTTCAGCGATTTCTCGTTCTTCATCAGGTACAGTAGCTAGGTAACGCTGGCCAAAGTCAGTTAGAGGAGGTAGTTCCTCTACAACCTCAGGCTGACTTTGTTCTACAGGCTCATCTACACCCTCGTCGTTGAGTGCGTTGATCAGCTGAGAATTAATGTCAATTTCGGGTTCTACATCGCTCATTGTGGGGGACTACCTCCTGGTGGTCCTGGCGGGGGTGTAGGCGGAACACCTGCTTTAAGGTGCATTAGGGTTTTTCTTAATTCCAACTCATAAGCAGGGTCTACGTAGAAAGGATCAGGTTCTGGCTGACCAGTCATCGGGTTGATCTGCATTGTGTTTGGATCTTGTGGAGTCTCAGGGAACATAGGCAGTGCGTTAAACAGAGTAGCAAGCATCTTAAGATGCATGTAATCGTGCAAACGAATCATTGCCTTGTACTTAGGGTCCAAGATTTCGTACTCTTCGCGCTTCTTGAAATCATCGTGAGCGTCCAAGTGCGCTACATGATCGTGCCAATTCTCTACACGCACGAACATACCACGAGAGAGCTTTAGGTTCTCCTTATTAGCTTGGATCTCGTTAATCTCGATCTCGTTAATAAGTTGTTCCATATCCGGCATACCGAGGAACTTGAGTCCCTTAGTAGCTGGAATAGCTCCACCCTTCATCAGTTCGAGAATCTCAGCCTTTTGAGCTGCACGACTAATTGGAGTACCTGATCCAGTCACTACACGGTAATCCGTGTTTTCCTTAAGATCAGCTCCCTTAAGTACGAACGAATCGTAAGAAGAGTTCTCACCCACTACACGCACGATTCGCTGAGCGTCCCAGTACTGCTGGACTAGACTTAACATTTGTTGTGTAGCGACTTGATAAGCACGTTCACGGTTACGCACTGCGTAGCTGACCGCTGAGTCGTCTCGTTCCTGTAGGTAAGCGATTGCCGTAGCAGCCTCTACACCTGGAGGTACGTTACCCTTGCTGACCTCGTTCTGCGAAGCCAACTCGTCCATTTCCATAGAAGTACGTTCGACATGATCCATCACGTACCCGGGGAGGCTCTGCATCTCTACAGGCTTTGGAGGAGTTGCACCAGGAGCGTACTGCATTACCGCACCAGGCTCAGTAGTTAGCTGACGAACATCCATTGAACCAGCTTGAATTGCCCATTGTGGGCGAGCCGTAATGTTCTTGTTCTCAATGATCTGAGAACGAGTACGGTTGTATTCACGCTGTAGAGGGATGATCGTAGTAACGAAACTGGAATCGTAGAACTTCCCACTCATCGTGTGACCACGACGAATGAAAGGGTATTGCTTGTGATCGAACGGCCACTCCATCGTGCCCTGAGGGGTCTTACTATCGGTCTCAGGATCTGGAGCTAGTTCTCCTTCTTGACCGGGAGTAGGTTCCTGTGGTTCCTCAATCTTCTTCAGAGGAAGAAGTTTCTGATTCGCTACAGCTACAACTAATCCGTCCGGGAACTGCCTACATGGCTTAATCCATACTTCCTTGACAATCACGTTGTGTGAGTTGCCTTGGTTAAAGATAGCCATGACGTTACGTACCTTCTGATCTACCTCAGAAGTCTGTTCGTCCGACTTAACATCTACACCGTAGGTTGCTTTGATAAACTCAGCAGGAATCGAAGAAACGTGCATTACCCATTCTTGTTCAGCGAGTCGAGTTTCCTCAATGTTCGCTACATAAATGTCGAATGGACGTAGTGCCTCTACACGAATCTTGCCCGGCATTTCATTATCGAAGTCATAATCCTCAGTGAATCTGACTTTGACAAATGAAGTACCAGCGATGCAGGTCCACCAATCAGCCAGTTCCATAGCTTCATCGAGCCCTACATTATCGTGTAGGTACTCAGCAAGTTGCTCTGCTACACGGGCAGCCGACTTATCGACTTCGTCAGCACTAGCCGGCATTACGAAACCACGAGGCTTCTGGCTAGAAAGACGAGCCATCTCCCGTCGTACGTAAGGCTCAATCTTATTGACCGTTAGACGTACTCGCCAGCTAGGAGCTGGAGGCTCAGTTAATCTAGCGACTGTTACGTTAGTTGGTCCCCAAGTTACCCACTGCTTACCGTAGTAAAACGCTAGGTTAAGTAACCACTGTCGCTCTAGAGTAAGTCTAGTCGAGTGGGCTTCCTCAAACTTACGTTCTACCCAGCTTACGATTTCTTGTTCGGTAGCGTTAGCTGAAAACATCTACTTCGCTGTCTGCTCCGAGCACGCTGACTAGTTCTGTGTGATCTAGATTGTTTACTTCCATCCAAGTGGCATCCGGCGTTAGCCGCTGCATCGGATGATCGTCTACAGGACCACCAGCTAGTACGTTTTCTAGTTGAGCGAATTCGTTCCAGCTATGGCTTTGTAGCCGGTTTAGGAGCTGGTTTTGCTGGTTCAGGAGTAGCTTCTGGTGTTCCAGTAACTCCGTTGATAGCTTCCAGGAGTTCTGTGAGTCTGACGACACGTGCTTCAAGATTCTTGATGCCAGCCAACTCGCCACGAATAGAAGCAAGCTCAAGTACAGTACTACTAATACTAGGGCCAAGTCCATTTGCCTCATCTTTCAGTTCTTGTAAGAGGCGGTCTCTAACGTCGAGTGGCACGTAACCCATTACTTTTGCCCACTCATGGAAACAGATATCACTAATTAGTAGCGTGTCTGTGTTTGAATCAGGGTTTAGAACCCGTAGAAACTTTTTAGCCGGTCCCTTACCGTAACCCAAGAAACTGCATTCTGCTGGCTGTAGCTGGGGGGTCTCTTCTACGCCTACAATCAAGGTTGACTCCTAAGGTCGGTCCTACAGGTAAGGCTACCCGCGTAGCTAGAGCTACGTCAAGCCTGGAAGGGTCAAAAATCGGAACAAAGGGGTTAACGGTCAGCTTCGCTGACCGTCCTACACCCGCTGCTCCTTTACCAGTCACTACCAAGTTCTGAATCGTACCCGCTTCGCCAATCCTTCTCTAGTCGTTGAGGGTACAGAGAGTTAGTTGCGTACATGTCTGTACCTGACCAGGCGAAATCCTGCTGGATGGGACCGTTACCGGTATCGAAAAACGGGCGGCTCATTACCAGGTAACGTAGTGCATCTACAGCGTGGTCATCTCTCTTACGAGGGTTGTTCTTCGGTTGGTTCTTCATGTTGGCTTTCTTGTTAGCCCATTCATCCCAACGGTAAGTTCTTAACTCTCTGATCAAGTTCTTACAAGAAGGATCAACGAACAGTCGAGGAGGTTCGCTCCCCATTAGTTCGGCTACACGGTTAATTCCAGCATGAACATCATTATTACCCAACATGATGTGGATTCCGTGCACAGCGTATTCACTCTGAACACTTTGTCCGTTACTTGGGTTACGGTTCTGAATCGAAGGGTCACCTACACGGTACGAAGGTACCAGTAGAGGGTGGCCGGATTCGATTATTTTGATTACTTTAGCGTGCTCATTAACCAGCATCTCGGTAGCGTAATGTTCTCGCAAGATAAAGAAGGTACCGTCAGCATCAATTTGCGCCCATAGCCAAGCTGTAGGATTTCTTAGACCGTGATCCATTCCGGCGACAGTTAGTAAGTTAGCCTGTGGTTTAAGAGGTAAAACGTGAGTGTCTGTACCGAAAGGGTAAATCAGTCCGCTCATAGAGATGAACTTACCTGACTTACGAGTCTCTTTATCAGCCTCACTGAGTCCCGACATTAGTCGATCGAAACTTCCTGTAGGGAGATGGAAGTTGTCGTCCGTCCTAAAGATAAAGAGTGCTGTTGAATCGTCTAGAGTACCTTCTTCGTAAGGCAAGTAGAACCTGTCGTAAACCCAACTCAGTCCCTCGACTGGAGTCATGGCGATCCACCACTCACCGTCTGTGTCGATCAGTCGGGCTAAGTTTTCATCGAAGATTGATTGATCAGGTTCTTCGTCGAAAGCGATTGCGTGTCGTGAAGTACCGGCGTGTTTGTCTAGATCTTGTTCGTAAGATAGGAACTCGATAAACGTTCCGTCCTTGAACTGAAGTGTAGGTGGCTCAGTTTTCCAGGCTTTCTGAAAACTACCACCTAACAAGTACTCAGGTGGAACGATTTTCTTATAAAGCTCCTTTAGTACCTTCTCGATACCCTGTGGTCTATCGACTGCAACGTGACGTAGAGCTAGAGGCCCGTCAGGTAGTTTGCGGTAAGGGTGAGTCTTGGTTGCCCACCAAGCCATCTCCACTACACTTGAGTAACTCTTACCTGAACGGTTACCACCTAGTACTAAGCGTTGTTTCTTAGGACAAGAGTGAAAGTCAGTTTGGTGACCTACAGGACGGTAAGAGTGTAGGTTCGGAGTACGAACTACCTCTTGAATCTTGCTAGCTAGTTCAGCGAAGAGGTCACTCATCTAGAGCCTCACCTAGCACTTCCTTTAACTCTTCAGGAGTTAGTGGTTCTGAGTCTAGAGGGTCTTTTTCTGACCCGAAATCAGGGCCCAAGGGGGTTAGCGCCTCTTCGAGGCGCCCTACATCCGCCTCCTCGTTACCTGAGTTTAAGGCCAACAGTTCTTCACCTTCAACGTCTAGAGGTTCTTCGGGGCCTTTAGCTAGCTCTAGAGCTACTTTCTGTAGAAGCTCGGTGGGGAGAGTTCTCTG